TTAGGGAGTGGCAACCGCTGCCGCCATTTTGTCGCCATTCTTCATCGTGGCAAGTGGGTTAAACCTTAGTGCGGTTTCAAGGTGATCTGGGGCGAGGTGAGCATAACGCATTGTCATTTTAATATCGTGGTGTCCCAGTATTTTTTGCAGAGCGAGTATGTTTCCCCCGGACATCATAAAGTGAGCTGCAAAGGTGTGGCGAAGAACATGCGTTAGCTGGCCACGCGGCAAGATGATAGAAGTTTTATCCATCACTGATGCAAATTGAAAATAGTAGTCATCAAAAAATTTGAACCCCTTCAGCGCGGTGATTTCTTCATATAGCTCCTTGCTGATAGGGATGCTTCTGTTTTTCTTTCCCTTCGTTCTGGTGAACGTGATGCGGTACTTCGTTACCTGCGACCTTGTCAGATTGACTGCCTCTCTCCATCTTGCCCCAGTACTGAGGCAAATCTTCACAACCAGCGTCAACAGCTTATTTTGGCGCTGGCAGTCATACAGAAGTTCTGCAATCTGATCATGTGTCAACCAGGCCATTTCCTTTTCAGCAATAGTAAACTTACGCATGTTTTCAAGAGGGTTTGGCTGAAGCCATTCGCCCAAGCGAATCAGTTCACTAAAGGCACCGCTTAAATAACTTTGTTCAAGATTTACCGTGACAGGGCTAGCGCCATTCTTCCATTTCTCACTGAAATATATCTCTCCCGTTAGGCGTTTATCGCGGTAGTGAGCAAACATTTTTGGGGTGAGCGATGTAGCCAGAGGATTTCCTAGTGCGTCCACGATCAGCAGTAGCTTTTCGTATACGTGTTCGCCAGCAGAAAGCGAAATGCCGTGCAGTTTATACCAGAGGTTAACAATATCTTTTAAAGAGCGCCGATCAGCGACATCGCCCAGCCACGGTTTGGCCGCGGCCTCATCCATCGTGTGGCGCTCAAAGGCCATTGCCTCACCTTTTGTTGCAAATTGCTTTCGAACCCTGCGCCCGGAACGTCCGGCAGGGTAGCATTCACAGAGCCATTTGCCCGTTTCAAGTTTCCGAATAGCCATTCAATACCCCTTATTACTTGCTATGGGGGGTATAATTCACTGTTTATTTATACAGTGTCAATGTTTGATGTTCGCACCATCAAACATTCGACATTAGGTAATAGTGGCATTTAGCTAATGGTTTAAGGTCATTGATCCCACATTCAAAAGATTGGCCGCCAGATATTGGGGCTACAAGCACCCTGCCAACAGGAATACGGGTCAGCTCTTTTATGCTTGTTTTTCCCTCAATTTCAACAACCCATGTTCCATCCGATAGTTCGTCAGTTTTCATGTCTGCGACGTACGGGATTTCGTCATCAAGGATGATTACAGGCTTGCTGAGGTGAGAGGGAAGCATTGCCTTATCGAGCATATAAAAATTGGATTCGTACAGATTCCCATCAATGATTTTCTTACGAGGAACCGCGACCACATCACCCATGGCGTTGTCGTTGGCCGTCTTTATATACTCATTTGGAGAGTTTTCCGCTACGTTATGGAAGGCTTCGCCCTTCCCAAAGGAGAGCCATTCAAGCGAAGCGCCTGTTTCCATCGCGCACTGAATAACCCAGTCTGCGGGAAAAATATCCCTCATCCATCTTGTGCTCATTGTGCTAGTTGATGCGCCAAGCTGTTCGCAAAGCGCCTGTCTTGTCTTGAATCCATAAGCAATTAGTAATCGCTTGATTACTTCCTGTCCGCCTCTATTGAAGTCCATAATTACGCCTTTGGAGTTTTAATTATTGACTAACTCCATTTGAAGCATTAGCCTTCCGTTTGAAGTACGGAAATGGAGTTATTAATACTTGTCACCGCTAGTTACGGTTTAAGACTCAAACGAGGAATCTTGCACTATGACCACTAACATTTCAATCAATCTGCCTGTCCCTTCAATCTCTAAAGAAAAGTACATCGAACTCACCGGGTTATCTGAAGATACTGTGGATGCCATGCTGAAAGATGGCCGCTTACCTCGCCATCGCTTACGCAAAGATAAGGGTCGTGAAAAAGTCATGATCAATATCGCGGCAATGACAATTGACGCCCTTGCGGGTTGCAACATCGTACTTAACTGATTCGATTTTGAAACGCAGGGAGAGTGTTGACTATGTTTGATTACCAAACTTCTAAACATGCGCACTTTGATGCCGCTTGCCGAGCGTTTGCGCTGGCGCATAACCTGGAAGAAGTTGCAGCGGCTGTGGGAATGCGTCCACAAATGCTGCGCAATAAACTGAATCCTGTGCAACCGCACCGCCTGACGTGTGATGAATTGCTGGCAATTACTGACCACACAGAAGATGCCCGCCTGCTGGATGGGCTTCTGAGCCAGATTAATTGCCTGCCGTCAGTTCCAGTGAACAATGCCACGCCGGGGAATATGCAGTTTTGTGCCCTGACCGCCACCGCCAGTGTCGGTGCGATCGCTGGGGAAGCCGTATCAACGGAGTGCATGACCTCCGCCCGCCGAACTCAAATCCTTGATCGCGCCCGCGATGCCATCCGTAGCCTTTCCGTGCTGGCTTATACCGTTGAAAGCCGTATTCAGTCCGCGCCGGTGCTGGCTGCTGCTGTCGATATCGTGACAACTAACGTCACAGGAATGATGTGAGGGAAAACAATGAAAGCCTTTGTTACCTATTTGAAGCACCAGTCACCACCTATGCAGCTAGCCAGCGGTTCAACTGGCTGGATTGAGCTGCCAGATGGTCAGCGCTGGAATCCCAGCCACGTATATAAATTTACGGCGCATCAACCGCGCCGCCGTTGGTGGCATCGCCTGATGGGATTAGTCCGGGGGCAGTATGGCCATTAATCAGGAACGGCAAAAGCTGGGGCTGGCGCAGCTGCGCAACATACGCCGCAAATATTTCAGTAACAGCAGTGAAGCCGCTGATTGGTGGGACAAGTTAACGCCGGAGTGGCGCGGGGTTGTCCTCCATGCTGCGGGCGTATCTTCCGGATCCGGGGAGTTTAAAGCCAGTCTTAGCAAGTGTTGCTGGCGTGAACTTTTCGAACGTCTGGACTATCGCGCCATGATCCACTTGCGCCAGGGCATATCCAGGGCGCGTCTGACTTTTGAGGGATTCGGTTCGTTGCGGGACTCTGATTTTTCAGCCCGTACAGCACATGACAGACCGATTAAAAAAGCGCATCCGATTAATAGCCGCAACGGGGTGCAGATGATTATTGCGCCTCATATCGTTAGCAAAATGCAGCAGGAGAATCACTAATGTCCATTATTTCAGTAGACGCTAAAGAGCTGGGGCGTGAGCTGGCCGCATGGGGCGTACCACACAATTACGCCATTCTCTTTTTGGAAAAATGCACTGTAAAAAATAATCGTGTTGCCCTGCATCCATTTTTCTTTAATGACACTGAACATATGACCAGCAAGCGCCACTGGCTGGCAGTCAATGCAGCTTACTGGTGCTGTGCATATCGTGAGGCGGAAAGCCAGCTACAGCAGGTGGAAGCGCTGGCCAGCATCCGTTCCATGTATTACATCGCTGGATCGTTGGGTGCTGGTGAAATCAAGGCGCTGATCCAGGAGTGGTGGCGCAATACTTATGAACTGCATAAGGTTCCTGCGCCTAGTTATACCGCCGTACCTATTACCTTTTCTTTCCACTAACTAATCGCCTGATTTTTTGGCCATCCCAACGGTGGCCGGGGATTCTTTTGCCTTAAGGAAGCCAAAATGAACATGACACGTAACCATTTGCACGCAATAAATTCCGGTACTGACCTGCTGGCCATGCTGACCAAAGCAACTGCAGAAGGTAAGGCCGTTGCCGCCGATCTGTGTTCCACTCGCCTGGATAAGCTGGCCACCCATGCCGCAAATGAAGGTTTAAGCGCGGCTGAGATTGTCGAACTGATCCGGGAAGAGGCAGCGGCTATTTGCAGTAAAGGTGGTGCAGCATGGCAGTAAAAACACCGTTGAAATGGGTGGGCAGTAAAGCCCGCCTTATGCCGCAGCTGCTTCCGCATTTACCTGAAGGTAAACGCCTGATTGAGCCATTTGCCGGTTCCTGCGCCGTAATGATGAATACGGATTATGACGAGTACCTGATTGGTGACATTAATCCTGATCTGGTCAATCTGTATAAGGCCATGGCCTATCATACCGATGCGTTCCTTGTTGAGCTGGAAACGCTATTTTCTGCCGGTTCGCTGGGTGAAGAAGAAAGCCGGGCTGTTTTCTATTATGCAGTCCGGGATTTGTTCAATCAGTCAGAGAAGGGGGGCGCAAATTGCGTGGAATCGGCCGCGCGTTTCATGTACCTGAACCGTCACGGCTTTAATGGTCTGTGCCGCTATAACCGGCGCGGGCAGTTCAATGTACCGTTTGGTAAGTACAAGAAACCTTATTTTCCGTTAGACGAAATTCATGCATTTAAGGAAAAGGCAAAGCGGGCAACGTTTATCACCGCTCACTATTCGGAAACGCTTGAATTAGTCCGGGATGGTTATGACGTTATTTATTGTGATCCGCCATACCTGACGGAAAGCGATAATTTTACCGCTTACCATGGAAGCGATTTTACGCATATGGATCAGGGAAGGCTGGCGCGGAAGTTGCGCCGCCTGGCACGTAAAGGGATTAGTGTTGTTGCCTCAAACAGTAATCTGGAGATGGTGCATTACCTGTATGCCGGTTTTGAGGCGGTGCAGGTGAATGCGCCCCGTAGCGTTGGGGCATCGGCTGTTAGTCAGAAGATGGCCAGTGAGCTGATCCTGAAATCCCCACTTGATTCAATTGCAAAGGCCATCGCATGACGTTGGCCTTAGACAAACATTGCGCCGCCGATTCAGGGCGGCGTGATGCTAATCAGTCTGAAGATGCACACGCCATCACACACTGGGCGTATTCCTGGAATGCACCCCGTAAGGCCATTTCAAGCCCGATACCCACATACGAAGAACTACAGCGCCGAGATCGAGAGAATGCGGCGCTGGCTTGCGCCCAGGATTTGCTACAAAAGCAATCTGTGATTGTTCGTATGTCGGTAAATGCGACAGCCAGCAAGTTGGAAAAAGAACAGGGTATAAAGCGCGCAAATGCTTACCTGGCTAAAACCTTCCTTGAACGCATTCTGCCGCGTATCAATATTGTTTCAGAGCGTTATCACATCGGCAAAATGACCGCCGATACTGTGCGCCTTATGTACCGCTTCAACCACCTGCCTGATATGTCGAAAGAGGATATTGACCTGCTGGCGCAGGATGTTTCGACGTTCATCACAATGGAACTCAGTAGCATAAACGATGAAATGCCGGATGCCGGTGCGCTTAAGTTGCTGCATGCACTTTATGTCCGTGCTGCTGCCATTACTCATGCATTCCGCCAGTCTGCGCCGGATTATGAAAAGTTAATGCGTCGTTGCTTCGAGGAGCCAAAAGCCGCCGCTTCTCTTGCCAAAATGATGTCTGATCAGTGGTGGGCGCTTCGCCTGCGCCGCCATGCGTCAGAGTGGCGCGAGCATTTACATATCGCCCTGAATCACGTCAGCAAAAAGGTCAGCACTTACGCCAGCAAACAGCTTATTCGTGACTGGAAGGAGCAGAAGCGCCGCACGCGGGAATTCCTGAAGTCGATGGAGCTTGAGGATGAATTCGGCAACCGGATTAGCCTGATTGATAAGTACTGGGGGAGCGTGGCCAATCCCGCGATCCGCCGTACAGAAATGATGGTGCGTATTCGTGGATTTGAAAACGTTTGTAATGAGCTGGGGTATGTGGGGGAGTTTTACACCATCACTGCGCCGTCTAAATATCACGCGACTACTATTCATGGCCACCGCAACCGTAAATGGAATGGCAGCAGTCCGGCTGATACCCAGGGATATCTGCGTAAAATCTGGGGACGGATCAGGGCAAAGCTTCACCGGGAAGACTTGCGCGTGTTCGGAATCAGGGTTGCGGAGCCGCATCACGATGGCACGCCACACTGGCACATGTTGCTGTTTATGCGTCCTGAAGAGGTTGAACAGGTGCGCGGCATTCTGCGTGATTATGCGATGGATGAAGACCATGGCGAGCTGATCACCGATAAAGCCAGAAAGGCACGCTTTCATGCTGAAAGTATCGATCCGGAAAAAGGGTCAGCAACCGGTTATGTAGCCAAATACATATCAAAAAACATTGATGGCTATGCGCTGGATGATGAACTGGACGACGAAAGCGGCAAGCCAATGAAAGAAGCCGCCGCCGCAGCTGCTGCATGGGCATCATGCTGGCGTATCCGCCAGTTTCAGTTCGTAGGTGGTGCGCCGGTAACGGTATGGCGCGAATTGCGCAGGATGGCTGATCACGATACCGCGATGGGATTAAGCGTTGAATTTGCTGCGGTACATGATGCTGCTGACAGCGGAGATTGGGCGAAATATATCAATGAGCAGGGCGGACCATTCGTAAGACGGGATGAGCTGATCGCACGCACATGGTATGAAACCAGCCCGGAATTTAACGCATATGGTGAAGAAATTGTGCGGATTAAGGGGGTTTTCTCTCCTGCCGTTGGCATGGATGTGCCCATTTTAACCCGGATTACAAAGTGGAAGATTGTTCCGAAGTTAGCCGCCGATCAGGCGGCAGCTGTTAGCGGCGCGGATGCGCCGCCTAGGAGTTCTGTCAATAACTGTACGGAGGGTGAAGCCCGCAGGCGGTTAAAAAGTGATTTAAACCAGAGGGGGTTTGTCGGTTCCGATGAAGAAATAGCCATACTGATGCGCGGCAGCGGGGTGATGTATGGCCGGGGAGCGCTGATTTTAAAGAATGGACGGTTACAGGAGAAGCAGCATGATTCGAGCAGTCAGCGCTGGCCGGGTTGGTCGTGACGATTTTTTATTTAAGTGACAGATATTGCAGAACATTCTTATGTTTTTGTTTTCAAGTTTCGAAATGTGATTTACTCTATACTGTATCTTTATACAGTTGTTTGTAAGGGGATATTAGTGCAGGATTTATTTGTTGAGACTATTGCGCTTCAGCGGATTGCGTTATTTACAAAGTTGGTTGCTCGGGGGAATTGCTCTGTTGACGAAAAAGATGTGGCGATAGCCTGGCTGGGGGAGTTGACGGAGGATTTATCCAGAAAACTGGATGAAAATGAAGCTAATAACCCCCGATGCGGGGGCATTTTACGCTGCGGGTGTGGCTTTCAGTAGGTCAAGAGCCATTTGCTTCTGAACAGGTGAAAGGTGGTTAAGCAGAGCCTGAACCATCGCATCGCCTGTTTTTGCGCTCGGGCTGAGAGTGTGGGAAAAGGTCAGGTTCATAACAAAAGTATGCCCACACTCTACGTCCGCGCAGGCGCAGTAAATATCAGCAATCTGCCGGTGCTTCCGGTTTGTCTTGCGAATAACCGCCTTTGAGCCGCATTCCGGGCATTCGATTTTCAGCACGCGCATATTCCACTCTCCAGCTGTCAAAATATGCCTGGATTTTAGCCTTTTTTGTCTCATGCCGCATCCTTATCCGTTGTTTCAGCTGAAAAATTTAGGTGCAGTCGTGGGGGAACTTCGGGATCGCCGTTGATGGCCATAGACAGGCGGCGCTGGATAGGGCGTACTTCGTTGCGTTTATAGGTTCGCTCTGTCTTTTCCGGGTCGCCCAGTCCCGCCGCATTTTGCGGAACGATACCTGCCAGCCCGGCCGGAAAGCGGTGCGCATTCAGAATGTCCTGGGCGCTGATGTTCTTCACGTTGGCAAATTCATCCTTTGCAGAAATATCGCCCATTTCAATGAATTTGATGGCATCGCCTTCACCGCCAGGGATATTCACCAGAATGGTGGAGAAGTTGCCGATCCCCTTACTGTCCCGCAATTGTTGTTCAATCTCTTCCTCCATCTCGTCCGTCATGCTGGGGTCGCGGGTGTAGAGAATACCGCCCGTGTGCGCACCGTTGTGGTAGTAGCGACGGCGGAAAATAACCGCTTCACTGTTGAGCAGTGCGGAGTGGACGCCGCCGATGTAGTCCGGCAATCCATAGATATGCTGCTGCGGGTCGTACATCTTGATGAAAATAATGTCCTCTTCCGGGTAAACCAGCGGTTCTCCTTCCTGTAGTACCACGTAGTCACCAGGAACCGGCTGCGCGTTCTCCCTGTCCTTGCGGCGTCGCATGTAAAGGCCAGGCAGCGGTGCCAGGTCGATAACGTCACCCCAGCCGTTGCGGATTTTTGCTATGGCTATATCACCGAAGGTCAGAAAATCAAATACCGCCGCGTCAAGTTCGTCATGGGTCAGGCCACCGCTGATGTAGTCCGATATCACCATATTTTTGCGGGCGTGCAGGATGCCGCCGTGCTGGCCGTTCAGGTTAATCAGCTGCGCCAGCGCCAGGCGGTCTATTGGCTGGGTGTAGTGATCGGCGGCGTTGTCGTACCAGATATCCCGGTAATCCGTACCGGTAGTCAGCACCGGCTCGGGTTTGCCGAACGAAATAATGCTCATCTTTTTGGCTTTATCGCCGCGCTTGTTACGGGCGGTATATCGTTTTTTCGTCATGCTGCCTTCTTCATTCCCCAACGGGATTTTGGTTTATTTTCGTAGTTCAGCGGTTCGTTGTGCAGGGCGTGGGTGATCGCCCAGAATGATTCCGCGTGGCCCGTCTCCGGGCTGCGGTCTGCAACAAAGGTCATGGCGTTACCGCTTTGTGTGGTGGTGCGCCGGATGGCCATAAAGCTGGCCGGGATCTCCTTCAGCTCTTTGTCCCACTCAATGCGCTGACTTTCCACCACGTCTGCGGCTTTCAGTACCAGCTGGTTTTTGGTGCTCATGTCGTAGCGAATGGGAACAGCCACGCGCATGGCAAAGTGCTGGATATTGTCAAAGACGCCCTGGCCGATGCCGGTCACGTCAATACCCAGGTAGGTGAAGTTGTAGCGCTTAAACAGCGTCTCTATCTGCTGGGCCTGCCAGCGGAAGTTCATCCCCTTCCAGTTAAAGACGGCCAGTACGCGGAATTTTTCTGCGGCCAGTACCGGAGGGGCCAGTATGATAAAGCAGGATAAATCCCCGCTGCGGGCCGGGTCGAAGCCGCCCCATACCGGGCGATTGCCGAACGGCCGCGCAGCGTTCGGATCGTGATCCTGCCAGGTTTCCGTTTCGACGGCGCAGCCTTCCAGGTCGGTGAAGCTGAAAACACTGTCTTTGCTGTCAACGAAAACGCACATATAGAGCATATTGAAGGTGGTATCGTTGTAGCGGTTGCGCAGTTTTTCGATGCTGGCCAGGTTGAACCCGCCCGCGATCGCATCCTCCATCGTGATGATATAGCGCCACTGGCCATCCGGGCAGAGTCGCCCGCCGTCGCGCATTTCATCAAATGAAGGAAACTTAACGGCCGCGCGTTTTTTACTGCCTCTTTTCCACTCTTCGCCTGTCCAGAACGGGTAGGCCTGGTGCGTTTTCGCGGACGGGGTGGAAAAGTAGGTGGTGCGCCATTTGTCATGCGTGGCCATTGCGCTGGCCACTTCGTTAAGCCTGGCGAAGTTCGGCACCCAGAAATATTCATCGCAGTACAGATGGCCGCTGTAGGACTGCGCGGTATTTTTGTTGGTGGACAAAAAGCGCAGTTCTGCGCCGTTGCTGAGCCGGATCGGATTGCCGGTCAGGGTGATACCGAAATACTGTTCAGCGATGTTGACAATATAAGAGCGGAAATACTCTGCCTGAACCTTTGATGCAGAAAGGAATATTTGCGGGTCGCCGGTCATAACGGCGTTTTCCAACGCCTCAAAGGCAAAATACCAGGTCGCGCCAATCTGGCGGCTTTTCAGAATGTTGCGCACCTGCTGGCCAATGTTCAGGCGCAGATGTTTTTGATAGTCGAAAAGATGCTCACTGGCCCAGGTATCGAAGTCCTCCTGGGTGAGGGACGAAATATCGTTCTTCTTATACTTCCGTTTTTTACGCGGCTCGCCGTCGTCATTCTCGTTATCGCAGGCGTGATCGGCGTGTGCTCCCTTGCTTGAGGCCAGTTTCTCCTTATGTTTATTGCGCTGCGCCCGCAGCTTCACGGCGTGCGCAATGAGCATGTCCATTTCTTTAAGGTCGAGATCGGTTTTTCCTTCGCGGGCGGTCAGCAGCTGGTAGCGGCGTTCAATCGCTTCCTCAGTGCTTTCAAAACTGAGCAGATCCGCCCAGCCGTCTTTATGCGCCCAGTAGTAAACGATCCGCGCATTCGGCAGATTTAATTCTGATGCAATTTCTTTCGGCGTATAGCGGCGCAGATACAGCGCCCGCGCCACGCCTTTTAATTCTTCTGAGTATTTAGCCATAGATTTAATTATGCCGTGGCCTGAATTAAAAAACGGCGGTCGATATTCGGGGCTGTTCGGAATAAGCGCTTAACCGAATTAACCAGAATTAAGCCGGATGCGGTCTGGGGATTATTTCGCAATAATTCAGTTCACAGCATGAGATTCATTAAATCGGCAGGGGAGGGAATATGTGTCGCATTTAAAAACGGGTTGGCTGTGCGTCGCGACTGAAGGCGATACGGTTGACGGGCGGGTGATTGAGCGGCAGTGGATTATCGACATGGGGGAAACCTACGACGCTAATCATTATGCCGCCCTGCTGTGGCCGGAGCATGAGCGCGATTTCGGGAATTTTGGCGAGGTGCTGGAAGCGGAATGGCATGAGGGTGAAGACGGGCTGGCGAGATTGTTTGTCAGTATCCGCCCGAATAAGCGCCTGATTTATGCCAATGACGAAGGTCAGCTGTTGTTTTTCTCCGTAGAGCCGGAGCTGAACTGGCGAGGCGGTGAGCGCACCTATCTGATGGGGCTGGGTGTCACGGATAATCCGGCCAGCACAGGCACAACAAGACTGCGATTCGGTCGCCGTCGATTGAACAGGCAGGGATATTACAGTGGTGTGATCTCCCGTGATGGCAAAATTAAACAGGATGGACTGATGAAAAACTGGCAAAAACTTTTTGGTCTGAAGCCGAAGTTTGAAAACGAAAACCCGGCTGACGATACGCCAGCGGGTGATGATAAGTTGCAGGCGCTGGCCAGCGCATTAAACGATCTGGAAGCGCGTGTGGGGGCTATCGAAGCGCAGCTTAATTCTGTACAGGACGATGTTGATACCATTTCTGAAGTGGTCGATACCGAAGAGTTTGCCGCTATTCGTGATAATGCGGCAGAAATTGTGACCCGCTTTAATGAACTGGGTAATAACGGTAAACGTAAACAGCGTCAGATCCCAGGCAAGGCCGGAAAATTTAATTTCCTGTAATTGTTCGCGCCGCGAATAACGTAGAAACAAAATTTATTATCGCTTAATGGCGAGGGAGTTTTATGCACCTTAATAACCGTGCGCGGGAATTACTGGACAAATATTCGGCGGGGATGGCGCAGCAGTTTGGGGCGCGTGATACCAGCCGTTATTTTGCCCTGAATGACCCGCAGGAAAATGCGTTGCGTCTGGCCCTGCTGGAATCGGTGGAGTTCCTGAACATGATCACCTGTCTGGACGTTGACCAACTGAGTGGCCAGGTGATTTCCGTAGGGTCGTCGGTACTGCATACCGGCCGCAGCGAAAATGGGCGCTTTATCCGTCAGGTCGGCGTGGACGGTAACGATTATTCCCTGGTGGAAACCGACAGTTGTGCCGCCCTGCGTTGGGATCTGCTTTCCGTCTGGGCGAATGCCGGGAAAGAAGAGAATGAGTTTTACAACCTGGTGCAGGCGTTTACCACCCAGGCGTTTGCGCTGGACATGCTGCGCATTGGCTTTAACGGTAAGAGTCGCGCCAAAACCACCGATCCGACTGCGAATCCGAACGGTGAAGACGTCAACATCGGCTGGCATGAGCGCATGAAAACGCTGCTCAATGGCAACCAGATTATGACCGATCCGGTCGTGCTGGATGATGCCGGAGATTATCACTCTCTGGATGCGATGGCGTCAGACCTGATTAACGCCAAAATTCCGGCGCAGTTCCGCAATGACCCGCGTCTGGTGGTGCTGGTCGGGGCCGATCTGGTTGCGGCGGAGCAATACCGGCTGTATCAGGCGGCAGACCGTCCGACTGAGAAAATTGCCGCGCAGCTGCTGGGTAACACTATCGCGGGCCGTAAGGCCATTATCCCGCCGTTTATGCCGGGCAAGCGCATGGTTGTTACGCCGCTCAGTAACTTGCACATCTACACCCAGCGTAACACCCGTCAGCGTAAGGCCGAGTTTGTTGATGACCGTAAGCAGTTTGAAAACAAATACCTGCGCAACGAAGGTTACGCCGTTGAGGTGCCTGAATTGTACGCGGCTATCGACGAGTCCGCCGTGACCATCGGCAAGGTCAGTGAGCAGCAGGAGGGCTAATAAATGGCACTTTCTCCCGCACAACGGCACAGCCAGCGCATCGCCACTGAGCGCCAGTTACAGCGCAGTCAGGCCGTGGACAGCAGTGAGAGTATGCACATTCTGGTAAAAGCGCTGGAAAAGGACGTGGAGCAGGCACGTAGCATTCAGTTTATTCCCGATCGCATTGTGTTTAAGCGCGATGTGCTGCTGCCTCGCTGGGTGCCCACGGTGGAAGCCTATCTGGTCAGCGGCCAGGTATACGCAAACCCGGTTTTCGCCTGGTGCGTGATCTGGCTGTTTGATGTGGGAAATCTGGATAAGGCGCTGGACTGGGCGGATATCGCTATCAGCCAGCAGCAGGCCACGCCTGACCGTCTGCGCAGCAACTTTCCCACATTCGTGGCCGATACGATGCTGGCATGGGCGGAAGAGTCTGCCGGACGCGGGGAAAGTATCGAACCGTATTTTTCGCGCACCTTTGAGCGCGTCGCCAATACCTGGCGACTGCATGAGCAGGTTACGGCGAAGTGGTTTAAGTTCGCCGGGCTGGAACTGCTGCGCAATGAGGATGGCCAGAAGACGGCGGCGGGCGTGGACGATATCGACACGCTGGAAAAAGCCGATCGGTTACTGGCTGTTGCGGAACAGCACTATTTCAAAATTGGCGTGAAAACAGCCCGGCAGACCATCGCCGCACGTCTGCGCAAACTGACGCAAGGCTGACAACTACCAACCGCCAGACGGGCGCGGTGGAGGGCAAATCGCGGATGTGAATTTGCGCCGTGGAAACCGGTCAGCCCGTCTTTTTAAGGGGGATTTATGTTCAGTGGCAACCCGATTGATTACCAGGATGAGCAACTGAGCAATAACGGATTCTGGCCGGACTTAAACCTGAAGGATTTTCAGGCACAGCGCTCCCTGCCACCAGATATCGACGCAGAAACACTCGCGCAGGCGTTGTTGAGTGCTGTGATGGAAGTTAACGCAGAGCTGGAAGGGGTACAGGCCGGATATCTGGCAAAAGGGCATCTGACGGCAGAAGCTGTGCCGGGTGTCACGATGAATGGCCTGAACGGTTTATGCGCCCAGTACACCAAAGCGGTGTTTGCGCGGGGAAAGGCGGATTTGCTGGGCGAGTTCGCCACCATCGGGCGGCGTGATTCGCACCCGGGGCAGGAAAGCGCGGAGACACGCGCGGGGCTGTTAACTGAAGCCTCGGTGGTGATCCGCAGAATGAAGGGGCTGAAGAGAGCAACGGTGAAAAAGGTATGAAAAACACACAGCTGGAATCACTGACCGCCTTTTTCAGGGAAAACGTACCCGCCCGCGCAATGGGGGCATTTACCAGCGTCATGGACGAAATGCAGTTTATTCCCGCTGCAAAGGATTTGGGACTGGAACAGTACCGCCAGGCGGTTATCCGTTACAGCGCTGTGCTTTCCTGGGAGCGCTTTCCGTACAGGATTTGCGATCCGCGCCTGCTGTTTTCGCTGATGGCCGCGTGGCTTGACGACACAGACCGGGAATTATTCGATGAGCTGGGGATTAACGAGGCTGATCCTGACTGGGATGTGTCGGTGGACAGCGAAGAGACGGCCACGGTGCTGGTCAGTGTTCCGATGGTGGAAGAGCTGGTTCTGGTGCCTGACGAAAACGGGCCAATTCCGTGGCAGGGGCAACGCTGGCGACTGGCTGACCCTGAGATCTGGACGGCATTCAGTGCGCAGATTTTCGGCGCTGACAGCACCGGTGCGCCGGTAGGGGATGGCTGATGATTATCGGCGGTGAGCTGAACAAATCCCAGCTGTCGGAACTGCGCAGGACATTGGCCCGCGCAGACCTGCCAAAAGCGAAGCGGCAGCGCCTGCTGTGGCGTCTGGCCAAATACGGGCTGATCGCCGCCGCAAAGCGAAACGTACGCAATCAGGCCGATCCGGACGGGGAAGCCTGGCCGGGGCGCAGGACGAAGCGCAAAGGCAAAATGCTGCGCAACATGCCGAAGTTGCTGCATATCCGGGATATGCCGGAAATCAGCGCGGTGCGGGTGTATCTCCAGGGAGGTGGCTACCGCAACGGAACAGGGGATGTGCCTGCCGGGGTGGTGGCGTACAGCCAGCAGAACGGTATGAGCGTGAGGGTCAATCGAAGCAGCGTCAGGCGCGGCAGTCGAGCAGGGCAGATGGCGACGCCTGCGCAGGTAAAACGTCTGCGGGCGCTGGGCTACCGGGTCAGGAAGGGTAAGCGCTGGCGCAAGCCCATGGCAAAAGAGCTACTGGCGTCGATGCCCTATGACCAGGCCGGTCTGCTGATCCGCAAACTGTCGGGCAAAGCAGTAAAGGACAGCTGGACTGTCGATCTGCCCGCCCGTGAGTTTCTGGGCATGAGTGACGAGGATTTCAGCCAGGCGCTGGCCCGTCAGTTGCAGGGGATTGGCTTCGGCTGGGATGTAAGAGCACAGGATATAAGGGGACGAAATGGCGTGGCCTAATGTTGGGGTGAATCAGCTGAATCAGCAGCAGGGCGAAACCACGGAAGTGGAACGCGTGTTGCTGTTTGTCGGCCGGGGAACCGTGAATGCCGGCAAAACGTTGCCGGTGAACAGCCAGAGCGATCTGGATGTGTTGCTGGGTGAGGCGGACAGCGATCTCAAACGTCAGCTGACTGCGGCCCGCGACAATGCCGGGCAAAACTGGTGGGCATTTGTGCGGGTGCTGGATGATGCCGGGAAGTGGACAGATGCCGTGCAGGATGCGCAGCAGGTGGCCTCTGTGGAAGGTGTGGTGCTGTGTGATGCGGTTTCAGAGAAGGCTGTGATTAATGAAGCCATCGCGCTACGCAGCACCCTGATCGCGAAATATGGCCGCTGGGTGTGGTTTATCCTGGCCGTTCAGGCGATGCAGGGGGACGAAGCCCAGGCCGATTATCTGACGCGACTGACTGCGCTACAGGCGGGGATAGCTGAAAAGGCTGTTTGTCTGGTGCCGGTGCTGTGGGGCAATGAGCCGGGCGTACTCGCCGGGCGGCTCTGTAACCGTGCCGTGACTATCGCAGACAGCCCGGCGCGGGTGAAAACCGGGGCGCTGGTCAGCATGGGAAGTGATGATGTGCCGGTGGATGGCGACGGCGTATCGCTTCAGCTGGCCACGCTTCAGGCGCTGGAAGCCCAGCGTTTCAGCGTGCCGATGTGGTATGCGGACTATGACGGGTATTACTGGTCTGACTGCCGCACACTGGACGCGGAAGGCGGCGACTATCAGGCACTGGAGATGGTGCGGATCGTCGATAAGGTAGCCCGTCGCGTGCGACTGCTGGCCATTGCCAAAATTGCCGATCGGGCGCTGAACAGTACGCCGGGAAGTATTGCGGCAAACCAGCTGTATTTTGCCCGTCCGCTGCGCGAAATGTCGAAATCCAGCGAAATTAACGGGGTGCAGTTTCCGGGGGAGGTCAAATCACCAAAGGACGGCGATGTGACCATTGTCTGGAAAACGCGCAAGAAAGTGGAGGTTTATGTGGTGATCCGTCCGTATGAGATGCCGCTGGAAATCACCATCAATCTGATGCTGGATGCCAGCCTTGAGGGGGCCGCATGAGTAAGCGTATTTCCGGGGCGTCGTTTGACACCTACTGGGGAACGGATTTGATCCACGTCGAAAAGCTGACACTGGATATTACGGATAACACTGCGCTGGCGCAGACGAAGGGGGTGCCGGATGGCTATGTGGATGGGGATGTGTCCGCTGAAGGGGAAATTGAACTGTCCATCAAGGCTCTGGCCACCCTCAAAGCGCAGGCCAGTTCAGCAGGGTCGTGGCGCGGAATTCCGGTCGCGGACATGCTCTTTTACGGCAAGGCCGGAGAGGAAGAGGCCAAAATTGAAGCCTTTGGCGTCAAGCTGGTACTGAGCAGCATTCTAGACCTTGATCCGAAGGGCGGCGCTCTGTCCACCCGCAAAATCAAGGTACTGGTCACAGACCCGCGCTTTATCAATATCGACGGCATTCCGTATCTGGAGCCGGAAACCACGCAGAGTCTGATCGCGTCGTAAGGGAGAGTTATGCAGGAGTATGAAAAGGGGTTTATCACGCTGGCCATCATGGGGGCGCTGATTGCGCTGGGTAAGATGCTGACCAGCAATGAGCCGATTACCGCTCGTCTTATCCTGGGGCGCGTTATCGTCGGCAGCGCGTTGTCTCTCGCCGCAGGCGTGGCGCTGTACTTTGTGCCGGATATCCACCCGCTGGCGCTGGCCGGGATTGGCTCCGCGCTGGGTATCGCGGGTCTGAACGGTGTGGAAGTGTGGCTGCGGAAAAAGGGTTTTGATCTGGGTAAAGGAGTCGGGAAATGACGTTGAGCGAAAAACAACAGCTGTTTGTGGTGATGGTGGCCAATTTGATCCACTGGGCCGAAGAGCACGGCTTCCGTCTGACGTTTGGTGAAACGTACCGCACGCCGGAGCAGGCGGCGCTGAACGCGAAAAAGGGCAGCGGGATTTCTAACAGCCTGCATACCCAACGTCTGGCAGTGGATTTTAATCTGTTTGTGAACGGCCAGTATAAGACCCGCACCGAGGATTACCGCCCCCTGGGCGAATACTGGGAGTCGCTGGGCGGCAGCTGGGGCGGGCGTTTTAAAACCAACCCGGACGGCAATCACTTCAGCCTGGAACATAACGGGGTGCGCTGATGGAAAGGCTTGTCGCGGGTGTGCTGCTGCTTTGCGTGCTGGCATTTGTCGGAGGGTGGAAAGTGGCCACCTGGCAGCATGACAGCATGGCGCTGGCAATCAGCCAGGCGGCGACGGCTACCGGTAACCGCCTGGCGGACGCGGCCAGCCAGTCCGGGCGCAGGCTGGAAGAGCAACTGGAGGCTTTGAAAAATGCGCCACCGCGTGAGATCCGCACCGAAGTGGTTAAGCCGGTGTTCACTAACGTGTGCATGTCTGATGATTTTGTCCGCATGTACAACGACGCCGCCGCCAGTACCGAACGTGCGCTTTCAGGAAAACCTGAAAACTAAGTGTGCAGTGAGCCTGCCGAGGCTGGCAGGTAAAACGGGCAGGGATGCCGCAGAGCTATTAACGATGTATCTCGACCTTTACGGGCAGTGTGCCGCCCGTCATAACCAGCTGGTCGATGAAATAAATTTACGAGAGGATTTACAGCGTGGAAAAACAAATTATTGAACTGACCGTGGCCGGAAAGGATATTGCTTTTGAGCCGAATATTGCCGCCTACAATAAATTAATTAATGACATGTCAATGGATAATAAAGTGTCTCCGGCACATAACTATCTGGTGCGTATTGTGACAGCGGAAACCAAAGATAACTTGGCCGATATTCTGAAATTACCGGGCGCGGCGTTGCAGCTGGTTAACGAAGTGAATAAGCGCTTTGCGCCTGAACTGGATATTGTTGCAAAAAACTGAGCGCCCGGATTACCGCCATTAATCAGAACGGGATGGAACAGTATTATATTTTGCGCAGACATTATTTACCATGCGGTGATGATTCACTGGATGATATTGCTGCTGCATTGTGGCTGGATAATCGCTACTGGGAAAATATGAGTGTGGCCGTAGCGAACGGAATTGGGACTGCTTTTAAGGGAAGCTAATGAACAGCCTGGATTTTACGTTAAGTCTGATTGATAAATTCACGCGCCCGCTTAAGGCTGCGCAGAATTCGGCTGTTCAGTTTGCGGATAAGTCTGTTCAGGCGTTTAAACGTATCGGTATCGGTGGCGCTGCACTGTATGGCGTGGGGCAGTCCATCGGCGGAATGCTGGCACCGGCATTTGATATGTTTAATGCGCTTCAGGAGCAGTCCGCCAGGGGCATTGATTCTGGCGTGCTGAAGACTGTCCAGCGCGACGCGCTGGCCTTCAGCACCACTTACGGCACGGTGGCCACCGATTTTGTCCGTTCCACCGCAGAGATTAACAGCGCCATTGCCGGGCTGACCGGGCAGGAGTTGCCGAAGGTGACGAAGGTCGCCAACCTGATGGCATTTGAAATGCAATCATCCACCGCAGAAACGGCTGAGTTTATGCGCCAGATGTTCGCTAACTTCCGCACAGACGCTGATTCGCTGGGGAAAGTACAGTTTGCGGAGCAGCTGGCCGGGAAAATGACGCTGATGCGCCAGCGCTTCGGGCTGGAAATTGGGATGGTCAAAGACCTGATGGAAGGTGCTCGCGGCGCGGGCACAAACTACGGGGTCGGCATGAATGAGCAACTGGCCGTGATGGGTGAGTTGAGTCGCACCCTGGGAACGGAAGCCAGCAGTGCCTACGAGGGCTTTATGACCTCAGCTATCGAGGGTGGTAAAAAGCTGGGCCTGTCGTTCACTGACACGGCCGGGAAGATGCTCTCCATGCCGGATATTCTCACTAAGCTACAGGGGAAATACGGCCAGAGCCTGGAAGGCAATCTGAAAGCCCAGAAAGAGCTGGATGACGCCTTCGGCGATAGTTCGGCGGTGGTAAAGCAGCTTTACGGCAATGTGTCCGTGCTCCAGCGCAATATCACCGAGTTGGGCGGCGCGGACGGGCTTAAACGCACCCAGGAGGCGGCAGCAAAACTGGTTAAACCGATGGATCGGTTTATGGCCATTATCCGGGCTATTCAGATTGCCATCGGGTTAACGCTGGTTCCGGCGCTTAACCCTCTGCTGGACTGGGCCGCGCAGATAGGTCAGACCTTTGCCCGCTGGATGAGCTTATTCCCGAATATCGCCCGCGTGGTGGGCTGGGTGGCAATGGCAGTACTGGGGTTTGCTGCGGTGGGGGCGATCCTGAATATTATCATGGGGCTGTCTGCTTTCATCCTGACGGGCTGGGGAGCCGCGCTGAAACTGGTCAGTGGAGCGCTGATGGTGGTTCGTACGACAGCGATGCTGACCGGTGCCGCCATTAACTTTATGAGCTGGCCGGTTTTGCTGGTTATCGGGGCCATCGCGCTGCTGGTCGCCGGGTGTTATCTGCTGGTTAAGCACTGGGACACGGTCAAAGCCGCTGTGATGGACACGGCCGCGTTTCAGGTTGTGGCGCAGGCTGTCAGCTGGCTGGCGAATCTCTTTGCCTCCGTGTGGGAATATATTTCAGCGGGCTGGAATAGTTTTATTGCGCTGCTGACGGGATTTTCACCGCTCGACGCATTAAGCGGCATGGCGTCGGGAATAATGAAACTCTTTGACGGTATATGGCAGGCCATTAAGAAAAGTTTCAGCGCATCATGGAGCTGGATTGTGGATAAATTGAACATGATCCCCGGTGTGAATATCAGCACCACCACGACAACGCCACCCGTGACAGAAAATAAACTTTCAACGGGTGGGCAATTACGCAGCGTTGAGCCGGGCGGTATCAGCCGAACCATTAATAACAGCAATAATAATAAAGTGGATAAGCGTGGTAACAGCATCGGTACGGTGAATATTTATCCGCAGGAGCCATTTACGCCAGGTAAATTGCAGGAGTGGCAGGAGATGGGATTATGAGTGATTTATTGTATATCGACCTGCTGATTACAAATGATGATTTTGTCCTGAATACCGGTAATGAGCCTGTTTTATGTAATAACCGCCAGAGTATCGGACAGGACGTGATTCACAGCATTATTGAAAGCGGACTGGCAACGGAATTAATTGCCGAACGTAGCCCGACGCTGCGTGGCGATATTTTTACCCGCATGGAATTACTGATTGAAGACGATGAACGGCTGATACCCGGCACGGTATCCATTACGGAAGAAACGCTGTCGCGCCTGTGGGTGACGGCAGATACCTATGATTTTGGTGCGCTGTCGCTGAGGGTGGATCTATGACGGAAAAACCGCAGGTGGATTTTGAAACTCTGGTCAGTGAAAGCGGTATGCCCGCGACGGCCGACGAGGCCCGCAGCCGGTTTAATATCATCGCCGCAGAAGAGGGGATTATCACCAATACGTCGAAAATGTCGCCGTTCTGGCGGCTGATCACGGCCATCGTCACCGCGCCGGTGATGTGGCTTCGCGACGTGCTAATCCATACCGTGCTGGCCAATATGTTCGTGGCGACGGCAACCGGGCAGATGCTGCGTTTGCTGGCCTGGTCGGTCAATATCACGGTTAAACCGGCAACGGCCGCACAGGGTGTTATCCGCTTCTATAAAGCCTCACCGGCCGCAGTCGTCACGATTAAAGCCGGAACGCTGGTGCAGACCGAGCGTATCAACGGCACGGTATATCGCCTTGCGGTAACGGAAGATTTCACTCTCACCGCAGGCACTGCCAGCGCACTGGTGCCGGTGAAAGCGGAGGGGACGGGTGGCGCGTATAACCTCGCGCCGGGATATTACCGGATTTTGCCTGTGGCGGTGTCAGGTATCAGCCATGTGGTGAGTGAAGAAAACTGGCTGACGGTGCCGGGTGCTGATGAAGAGAGCGATGATGAACTTCGTGAACGCTGCCGTAACCAGTTCAACCTGGTGGGTAATTACCACACCGATGCGGTCTACCGCTCCATGATTGCGGGTATCGCCGGGTTGAGCATTGACCGTATCTATTTTGAGCACGACGCCCCGCGCGGCCCAGGAACCGCTAACGCCTATTTGTTGCTGGACAGCGGCGTGATCTCCGATCCGTTTGTGGCGGCGGTAAATGACTACATCAATACCCAGGGCCACCACGGACACGGCGATGACATGCAGTGTTTCGCTATGCCGGAAACAGCCCACGATCTGGATGTTGTCCTGTACCTGCCTGACCCGGACAACATGCTGGCTGATGAACGCGATGCGCTGCTGTCGGGTGTGGAAAACCTGGTGCGCTGTGCATTTCGGGAAAACACGGATTATGGCGTGAAGAAGACGTGGCCGTATGGCCGGTTCTCCTTCTCTAATCTGGGCAGGGAGATCCACCGGACGTTTACGGCGGTGGATTCAGTCACCTTTTCCCTGCGGGATATCGTCAGCGATCTGAACGTCCCACGTCTGGCCAGCCTGACGGTGAGTATCGAACATGACTGATTTTGATAAAAAACTGGCCGGGTTAACGCTACCTTCATGGATGAACAAAGGCGAGCCACGCAAATTACTGAATACAGCCCGGCGCTACTGGAAGCTGGTCTGGGAGTGGATCACCTGGCCGGTTAACCAGTTCGACCCGCTGACCTGCTCGGAGTCAATTTTACGGCTGATGGCCTATGACCGGGATATTACCCGCTTCAACGGTGAGCCGCTGTACCTGTTCAGAAAGCGCGTGGCGTATGCCTTTGTGAATGCGGCGGACTCAGGCTCCATCGCCGGTTTTATTGCCATCTTTGAACGCCTGGGGATTGGCTACGTGGAGTTGCTGGAACGTCAGCCGGAAATTGACTGGGACGTCATCATCGTCAGGGTATCGGACAGCCAGATAGCACAGAACGCCGACCTGATGATGCAGATTATCCGCCAGTACGGCCGCACCTGCCGCCGCTATCGGTTTGAGGTAATGACCACGCTTCAGCTGTATATCAACGCCGGGTGGAATGACGGGGAATTAATCTGCTATTACGCCGGGGAATATATCGGTGGGGAAAAACGGCTGGACGGGGAATATGTCTGTTTCCCGGCCAGTGATGGAATCAATGATAACGCCATGTTTGGCGCAAAACTGTAGGTATTATTTATGAGTCAGACGGTGATTACTTCCGCCTTTGAACAGTTAAAAGCCCAGGAAGCGGCAAACGGTGGCGTTGTCATTCTTGATGAATTTGTGTTTGCAAATATTCCAAATCTGGACATTACCAGTCCTATTGATCGTGGTGAAGGGTTGCCGGAAGAGGCGATGATTGTCCATCGTCAGGCGGTGGGTAAAACCGGCATGGTAAACAATAACGCGGTGGTGTATTCCGTCGTGATGGGCGCGGATGTCGGGGATTTTGAATTTAACTGGGTTGGCCTGGTTAACAAAGCGAATAATGTCGTGGCGATGATTGTCCATGCGCCCATGCAGAAGAAAATTAAAACGGCGACTGGCCAGCAGGGTAACGTTTTAACCCGCTCTTTCCTGATGGAGTATAACGGCGCGTCAGAGCAGACCCAGATTATCACCCCGGCAGATACCTGGCAGATTGATTTCACGGCTCGCCTGGGTGGTGTTGATGAGCGTATCCGCTGTGAAAATATTGATATCTATGGTGAAGCCTCATTTTTTGGGGATGGTTTCCTGGTCAGCAAAAACGGATCGCAGTGCGTCGTAAAAAAGGGTGTTGGCTACATTGCCGGGGTTCGTGCTGAATTATTGTTTGATCAGACTGTCACCGTTGACCAGAAGCCGGTAAAAATTTGGGCTGATGTAAGCTGGAAAGGTACGCTTACCAGCATCTGGGCATCTTCGGTAAAGCTGACAATTGCTGAATCCCTTTCTGATTATCATGACAATGATGAACAGCATTATGTATTTGCCATTGCGGCCATCAATGCTGACGGTACTGTTTTAGATTTGCGTCCTTCCGGATTTTCATTGAAAGAACTGGGTTCTAATAATAAAGGAAGTGGTTCATCATATCTTGGAATATACCCGGCAGGAACTGTTCAGAATCTGGTGACTTTTTTGTCATTTGATATGTTCAACATTAAAAATGATGCTTCTGAAGACGTTACCCAGGCCATTATTGATGTTTTTAATTACTCTAACGACTTGGGTATTCCTGTTGTTCAGAAATCAGGAAGATATCTTATTTCAGGAAACACATTTGCAACCAGTACCGCAGGTTTTGATCTGGATGGAGCTACGTTTGTTCCGTCTGCTAACTTCACAGGATACCTTCTGGGGACGCAGAGTGAATTACCAGTCACTTATGATTCATCAAGTGCAGTTGTTTCAGCCATTAATAATGTCCCGATCTCTCCTGGTGACAGCATCCTGAAAGGATTAAAAAACACCTCAGTACTTAATGGCCATGCTGTTTTTATACGTGGTGCTGATCCTCTGTATGTTGCTCGCGGAAAAACTAAGTACTGGTGGCATAATACCCGCATTTCTAACAGAGGGAAAATGGATGACAGGATGAAGTATGGGGTGTCATCCGTAAATGAGGTGATAGCTCTCCCGGTTAAAAAGAAAATAACAGAGTTCCGTTTGCCAGCATGGGATTTTATTAATGGGCCGTCTAATAATGGGGTGATGCGTTTTAATAATATCACCCGTGCCAGAATCTATGGCGGGGCAATATACAACAGGCCGTTACAGGATAATGAAAAGAATCCAGTTATTATATCATTGAATTATTGTTATGATATTAGCGTGGAGGATCTTTATGATGAGTATCCTTCATATCCTGTCGTGGGGGGACAGATTGCTTATGCCTATACGTTAAACTTTAATTATGTCAATCGACTTTCATTCAAAAACTGCTGTGCTCAGGGGTATGGTTGGGGGGTGGTTGGTGGGCAGTTAGCAACAAACCTTTCATATAAAGAGTGCAACCTGAATCGTATCGATATGCATGATCCATTTATGGGCACTCTGAATGCAGAAGATTGCTCGGTTGGGTGTTGGGGGTTCTCTGTATTTGGTATGGGAGATATGCATATAAGCCGTATTACGGTTGATCTTGATGATTCTTTTTATGGTGGATACCGGGAAATTGCCGGAATTTTTAATACTCGCCCGGATTTTAGTGGTGTGTTTGACGGTAATATATATATAAACGGCCTGACTATTGTTGGGGATGCCTCCGCATACAGGGAATCTACCGGGCACGGTGTGTCGCTGTTTTCTGCATATTCCTACAATGGTGGGTTGGGGTACATCCCGGAAGGTTCTCCCGTTGAACCTTGGGGTTTCCGTGAAATTATCGTAAAGGGGCTGAATTGTGTTGATCCGATACAAGGGCGGCGTTTTGATTCAATAATTAAAGCAGACTCCGTACAACAAACAACATATTTCCCATTGAGAGTGAAAATTGAAGATGCAAGATTCAATTCGACTGAGCCTGAATGTATTGATTTGCATGGATGGAGGGTGCCTGCGTATAACAAGGAATCTGTGAATATTACGCATACTCTTAATTATAAGCCAACAAACTTCATCGAGATGAATGATGTATCGCTGGCAGGCCTGGAAGTGATAAGACCTTATTTAAATTATGACTATCATAATATTGACTTTAAAATGAGGAATGCAAGAAATACAGAGAATACGAATTCGCCAATAGCATTTTATACCGATCAGTGTGGCAGATATGAGTTCAGTAGCTGTGCATTACGAAAAATATCAGACAGAACATACAGTACGGGCAATCTCCTGAACAGGAATTCAACCTTTGTTGTCAATGGAGGTGTTTTTAACTCATTGTCAGGCCTGCCCTTTGATATCACTTTCAATAGTGGATATAACACGCCGGTTCTCGCATCAAATGTGCTTTTTGTCGGGCTTTATTCTCAGACAAGTGTTACGGCGATAAATGCTAATTTAGCTGAGTTCTCTGTGTGTGAAAATTGCAAGTATTTCAGCAATGAAACTGTTGGGTATATCAGTCCCGCCTTGTGGTTAGGCTCTGCCGGTGCGAATGGTATTTCAACATCATTTAACGTTGCCCGTGAAAACAATCTGAGCCTGACGTTCACTGTCAGTGCGGGTGGTAATTCAGAAACATTGATTAATCCAGTGAAAATGCCAGGTTCTGTAGCGCCAGGAAATGTTGGGGGGACTTTTTTTTCTTCTGCTACCGGGAGTCGGGTAGATTTTCAATTGAGCCTGAATTCACGCGGATTGAAAGCGAATGTTGGGAAAGTTATGTCATCAGGAACGTTAACAGGTATTTATTTACAATAGAGGTGGGTATGTCATTTACGGTGAGCAAAAAAGTATCACGACAGCTGTCATATTCTGAGTTTGGTGCATCAGATGTGAATGAAGTCATTACAGCAGAGCTAGCTTTTGAGGCAGTAAATGTAATCGGGCTTGATGCAAAGAATATTTGCCAGGTACAGTTTTCTGTCGTCATTAACGGTAGTTCAAATCCGGGAAGTTATATTCATAGTTTTACTTTTTCAGGTAATGGAAACCCTCTTAATGAGGCTGAGGCTAGTTTACGAGAAGAAATAGCGCTGTAACGCCTATGCTTTATGAGGGGGGATATATGTGGCAGTACAAAAATATCAGACTGAATGAGCGATTAACTGATATTAATTGCTCCGTCATTCCGGCACATCAATGGATTTATGGTCTGGGGCAGCAAACGGAAAACGGGAGCTATCTGAGTCCTGGTAACGCTGTTTCGTATCTGTCACAGCAGCTGGCAGGCGTGGGCAATATCTCAGATGTGGTGATATTCCTGTTAACCGGTAGCGGTCATGATGATTTTGTGCGGAACCTGGGCGACCTGGCTGATGTGCTTCCGCTTCCGGCCATGATGCAGGTTAAACGACTGGCAAAGTCGGCGGCAGAGCTGGCCACAGAGAGGATGCTGATCCCGTCACCTGCAACCGCGTCAGTTGCGGCCGTGCCGTTCTCTACACCGACAACCCGCGCTGCGCTGAATGGACAACGCGTTGCGGAAGCGCAGATACAGGCTGCATCCGGGGTCAGTCTTGTGGGGGCAAGGGAGGCATTGGCTGACTTTATCCAGGAAAGAAACAACATTCTCAGCGAGGTGGCCAGTGGTCTGGAATCTCTGAAGGGGAAAACCGCCCGAGCCTGGACGTTCACCGCACAGGGCGATATCACCACCACGCTGCGTAATATGGTGAAAGATATTCCGGCCGTGTCGGCGGTGCATTGCGCTGCGGTGATGATGGTAGGGGAAAATCTGGCAGGACTCAGGGAGATGATACATGAACTCGATAGCGACGCTGGCGCTTAACGGCGAAGGTATCCCTCTGAAAAACATGCGGGTCACGCTCACCATGCAGTTTCAGGACAAAGAACAGTCAGGGCAGACCAGTTCCACAGCTAGGGCAGAGCAGGGAACGAAGGGTAAAGAGCTGCGCGTATCTGGTGAAGTGCCGTTTAAAACCCCGGAGGTGCTGAAGCGCATCTTTGAACTGGCAAGCGCCACCGGCGACGATGGGCAGCGCCAGAAATACCGGGTTGCGCACGATGTAGCCCGTGCGGTGGGATTTCGTGAAGCCACGTTTACCGGGAGTCTGGACGCGCCACAGCAGGAAGGGCGCATGTCCTGGCTGGTCACGTTCACGCTGACCGAATTTATCAGCGTACCGGAAAAGCGGGAAGAGCGTGCGGCCGGAAAGGTCTCCGCGCAGAAGCAAACGGCGGGTACAGGCGGTGCTGCGGGCAGCGGAACCGCCTCAGCCGGGGAAAGTGACGAAAAACTGACGTGGTTTGAGAGCAAGGTGCTTAAACCGGTAAATGAAGCGCTGGGGTAATACGTGAAACCAGTTCAGCGAGTTTATTTATCAACACAGCAGGTTCATTGTCCTGATATCGATCTGGTACTGGAGCTGAACAGCTGCGGCCGGGGATTTATCACTGCGCAGACGGATCAGGACTACACCGGCAAACTGGTGCGGGTAGACGTGGGCTATTCCGATTTGCTGTTGCGCTGGTTTACCGGATACGTTGAACGCTCTCAGCCAGCGGAGAACGGCTTTCAGCGTCTCTTTGTGCGCGAGCTGGCAGGGGTGTTTGATAAACAGTGGCCGTGCTCCATGCAACACCCGACACTGAAGCTGATTGGCAGCTGGCTGGCAGAGCAGAGCGGCATCACGGTGCAGGTGCCGGACTCCGGATACGCGACGACACCGATCCCCCATTTCACCCACAGCGGCACCGGCTTTCAGTTGCTGAGTGCGCTGGGTCAGGCATTCAGCGTGCCGGACTATATCTGGCATCCATTGCCGGACGGTGGGCTGTATCTGGGCGGTGCAGACGGGGCCATGTTTGCCGGTCGGGAAGTGGACATCCCGGCTGAATTTGCCCAAAGTACGGCGGGCGGCAACAGCATGACACTGCCGGTGGTACAGAGTTTGCGGCCCGGTGTGGAGATGAACGGCCAGCGGATCACCCGTGTACACCTGCACAACGCAGATATGACCGTGACCTGGACGCCGCGCAATAAGCAGACCGGCCAGCCACTCCAGAAAACGCCGCTTCAGCGCCAGATTGAGGCGCACTACCCGGAGCTGGCCAGCGGACTGCATACACCGAAAATGGGGCGGGTCGTGGCGCATACGGAACCAGTCAGCAGCGGTAATTTTGCCGATCCGTTTCGCCCGCGCTACGCTGTGGATGTGCAGCTGCTGGACGCGAACAGCAACCCGGACGGCAGTACGCCAGTCTACTCAGCCGTACCGCTGCCGGTACCGATGGCAGGGCATGATTCAGGACTGTTTCAGTTCCCGGCGCTGGGAACGCTGGTCGAAATGGGGTTCACCGGGGGGCGTCCGGATAAGCCTTTTATCCGTGGCAGTCATGCAGACGGTACAAGCCTGCCTGACCTGAAGCCGGGAGAACAGCTGCAACAGCAACGCGAAGAGGTATCGCAGCGCGTCACCCAGGCCGGAGACTGGGAACGAAAAACCGATCAGGCTATCCGTGAAAACTCTATGTCCAGGCAAGTGACCGCCGATACGGAAAAGCGCGAGCTGGTCACGCGGGAAACGATGGTGAAAGCCTCTGACAAAACCACGGTGATTGGCACGGCGCAGCTGACGGCCGGGGCCGTTCAGCATATTGCGGCAGGTGATTATGCCGTGGCCACAGGCCGCAACCGCCTGGCAACAATCAGCGGCGATGATGAAACGGAGGTTGCTGGCCAGCAGACCACAACCACCGGCAAAGGTCTGATAGAGAAGATTGGCACGATACGCCGCAGCGTCGCCGCCGTGCAGCAGCAGATTGTTGCACCGGTGGTCTGGATCGGCTCAGAGCAAATCAATGTGACACAGCTGATGCTGGACACGCTCGACGTGGTAAAAGAACTGGCCACGCTCACCGCCAGCCATACCCACCCGGACACCGGCCCACCAACCAACGCCGGAGACATTGAGGGTGTGGCGACGAAGACCGATACACTCAACGCGAAATACTCCCCCGTCATCGCTAAGTAACCTTGGTCAGCCCGCGTAATGCGGGTTTTTTTGTACCCGTCACCAGACCGCGCAAGACGCGCCCAGACCGCACATAACATTACCCACACGCCCGACAATCAGCAAATCAGATCGTTGCAACAGCGGGGTGCTGGCTGCGCCACAGCCCGACAAAATAAATCTTTACCGGACGAAATCGGCGCTACACCGCACCCGCCTGCACTTTTTGGATCATAAAAATTTTTCAGTCGGAATTTTTTATAAAGGATACCGTCAGCCCGCGCCACGGGTGGGGCGGTGCAGTTGGTCGAGAACTGAAAAGAGTGAAAAGAATTTCAGTTTTTTTCAGAGGGAAGGATCTGCGAAGGATCTAATTAAGATTTTAACTATCAGATAAAAAGGGATATTTTATATTTTATGTGAGTCTAAGGGGGGGGCGTGTGGTGGTATTTGCTGAAAATATGGGTGGCTTTTAAAGTCAGAGCAGGCGCGGTCTGGCGAAGAATTATCCCCGTGAACGTGACTGAAAAAAGCGAGATAGATTAAACTGTGACTATGTATAGATTTCGGATTGTGGTGTGGAGGCGTTTGAATGCAGAGAATTGCAATATACGAAGCAAGCTTTACTTTTGAGTGGATTGAAAGGTCAGCTTTTAGGATTACAGGCGCGTTTATTGGTTGTTTTGTGAATGATTGAATTTGTGTTTGATTGTAGGTAGAGTCGCCACAATATCTTGGATGAGAGCTGTGAACTAACATTTCAAAGTGCCGAATATATAACGGCACTAATGATAATAATTAGTCAAAAACAAGACGGTGAGATAAATCATACTCTTTATGTAAGAAGACGTTTTTTGCTTTCATGTTTTGATTTGATACCCATATTGGCTCCCCTGATTCATACTTATCATCCGGATAAACGGATATAAATCCGGATTTGGTTTCCCTTAGTAGACTTATAAACTCCCCGACTATATTGCATAAGCACATTATTCCGTTTGGTCCAGGGGTTATTATGGCAATTTTGGTATACTTAGGGGATATGACCCAATCACCACATATCCATCCGACAATATCTCCTTTTGGGGAGATTAATGCATTACCCAGTGTTGCTCTGACTGCTATGCAAACTTTATTAGCATAACCAATATCATCTTTTACTTTTTCCCATGGTGGGCCAAATATAGAAAAGAGACATGAATCTGAATTTTTATTCATTAGATATGTTGACTGTTCTGTCGAAATGTTATTAACCCCGTTAATATGTATACCTTCGCCGTTAAAGCTGATATTTGCCCCTAAGTAATCCATAGAGAATCTTTCAATTTTGAGTGGTTCATCGCCTTTAGCTATCATTATCAAAACTATTTTACCTTTATCTAATCTTATTTCGATTGTTGCGCCGTGAGTATCAAGGTCATAATTCGAAGTTACTCCATGGAATATGTTTTTTTCAATAAATGCAAGTATGCCATCAGTGCTTTTGAATATGGCGTTAAATCCTATCGGTCCTTCTTTCTCATCTGGTTCAGAAAACCAGAATAATGGTTTACCATAAACTTTAATGAAAATTGGAGCTCCAATGGAAATTATAGAACCAATCTGTATCTTAAAGCCTTCATTTTCTGGGTATAGAAGTCCCTTAACTAATTTATTACGTTTTGAAAATGGATTTTCTTTTGCTAGCCAAACTCTTTTTTTTGAAATTCTTGTGTCTGTCACATCATCATGACATCCCTTGCACAGTAATGTCATTTTTTCTGGATCGTGTTTTTTAGCATCTTTAAATTCTGGCTCAATATGCTCATAATCAACAAAAATATTCCCACAAATCACGCATCCATAACCTGCATCATGTCTTATCTTTCTTCTAATATCAGCCTCAATGTATCTTTTAAGACCGTGTTTATTAATGTTTTCTTTGTTCATGATAACCCTTTTATGAGTGGTTGATGAATTTTAGGATTTAAAACTCTAAAATATTGCTCAATAAATCGGATGGTTACTACCGAAATATTTAAGTGCTAGATGGTAATAAAGTCATTTAAACTGTTGCTTTATCAGGATGTTTTGTATTTAATTTATTATCTTATGTATCGTGAAACATAAGGGTAAGAAATGGTGCCGGGAGAATTGATTGCATTTAAGCCTATTAATATACCAACAGGAGAGCATCTAACTGTATTTCCCTGTATTATGAGATCTTTGTTTATTGAAACATCATTTTTATTGATGGCTACTTCTACGCCATTACATAACATTTTACCGCGAAGAATTTTTATTTTATCAGGTGGACAAAATTCAATTTCAATGAGAATAACTCTAGATTTAGTTCTGATTGTGATTTTCTTGGCAACAAATTCAATATCCCACAAGTATGCTGAGTACATGAGGATATTATCCTTAATTTGTAATATGGGTATATTGAACTCATCAAATATTATTAAATTTAATAACATTTGTCCATCTTCAAATCTGAATTCGATAAGAGAATAGCCATCAATCATTAAAGGGATGAATTGAGATGTTTTATTTTTAATTTGTGTGTTAATTATAAATGTGTTGCTGCCAATTTCCACAGATGCTTCAGTGCCAGAAAAATGAAAATTATATGGCTTAGTTACTCCACTTTTTAAATTAAAAGGTGCTTTGTCAGCGGCCATTACATTTTCTATAGGGAGCAATCCTCCAGATCTCTCTCGGTGATGAAAGTTACAGAGAAGAGTGATTTCACTAGCAACATGTCTTTTAACATTTGCCCAGCCAAGCATGTGCTCGTATTCATATAGTGGTAAACCGCAAATGACACATCCGAACCCGCAGCGCCGTCGAATTTCTCGTTGCATTGGTTCTGGAATGTTTCGGTTAGTACAATTTTGAACTAATTTATTCATCAGCAATGTCCTCTGAGTATAACTTGTGGAGAATACGAATTAGATACTAAACATCCAAGGTTACCGGTTTTTTGTAGCCTCTACAAAGAACAAAGAACAAAGAACAAAGAACAAAGAACAAAGAACAAAGAACAAAGAACAAAGAACAAAGAACAAAGAACAAAGAAATTAAAATTTCTCATAATCCCAAGTTTTAATTAATCACTGGAGGAAAGTCGTATCCGGAATTCCTGCATCATCAGAGTATGAAACTCCGATGGAATTTGCAACCTCATCAGTTTAAGCAGATATCAGTAGACATGACATACAAATCAAATTCATCAATAAGTATATGTTGAAGGTCTTCAGGAATGTCAAGGTCTAAATAATCCTACTTGAAATTTTTTCCCGATGCTATTGCTGATTCCCCGAACGGATAGGTGCGACTCTGTCGCCACTTTGTCGCCAATGACATATTAATCATGTGACAATCGATTGATTTATAAGGGATAAAATAGAAGGCAACAAAAAACCCATCAACCTTGAACCTAAGTGGCGGGGTTGATGGGCTCCACAAAATGGGGACATCAAAGAAAAGCAGTGGCACTACTTATGACTGATGCCCGTGAGAAAAGTTCTGCCAATGCGCATTTTTTTCGCAAAAATTTACTGAAGCCCCGGCCAGATGATTACAATCAGCGTCCCGGCGAGGGTCAGCAGCACGTTGGCTATCGCATAGGTCCCCGCATATCCCAGCGCCGGAATGTTGCTGCGCGCGGTGTCGCTGATAATCTCCATCGCCGGCGCGCAGGTTCTGGCCCCCATCATCGCGCCAAACAGCATTGCGCGGTTCATGCGCAGGACGTAGGCGCCGAACAGGAAGCAGATCACTACCGGCACCAGGCTGACGATCAGGCCCGCCGCCAGCATCTGTCCGCCGACGGCGCCGAGGCCGTGGCCAATCCCGGCGCCGGCGCTCAGGCCGACCCCGGCCATAAAGACCATCAGGCCGAACTCTTTCACCATATTCAGCGCCCCCTGCGGGATATAGCCGAAAGTCGGGTGGTTGGCCCGCAGGAAGCCGAGCATGATCCCGGCAAACAGCAGCCCTGCGGCGTTGCCGATGCCGAAGCTGAACGAGCTGAACTGGAAGGTGATCATGCCGATCATCAGGCCGACGATGAAAAAGGCGCAGAAGGCGAGCAGGTCGGTGACCTGGCTGTGGATGGAGATAAAGCCGATGCGGTCCGCCACGGTTTTTACCCGGCGCGCGTCGCCGCTGACCTGCAGAACGTCGCCTTTGTTGAGCACCACGTTATCGTCGATAGGCATTTCAATCTGGCTGCGGATCACACGGTTTAAGAAACAGCCGTGATCGGTCAGCTTCAGCTGGGCGAGACGGCGGCCCACCGCATTGTGGTTTTTGACCACAATCTCTTCGGTGACGATGCGCATATCCAGCAGGTCGCGGTCGAAGACCTCCTTGCCGTTACGGAAGCTAGGGTCAAGGCGGGCGTGGGCATCCGGGTAGCCTACCAGCGCGATATCATCCCCTTTTTGCAGCACCGCATCGCCGTCCGGGTTAGCCAGAATACCGTTACGCCGAATACGTTCGATATAGCAGCCGGTCTGGCGGTAGATCCCCAGCTCGCGCAGATTTTTGCCGTCCGCCCAGGCCACCAGCTCGGGGCCAACGCGGTAGGCGCGGATCACCGGCAGATAGACCTTACGCTTAGAGTCGGTATCCAGCCCGCGCTCACGGGCAATCTGCTGGGCGCTGGTTTGCAGATCCTGATGCTGCAGCTTGGGCATATAGCGCGCGCCGACGATCAGGCTGACCAGGCCAACCAGATAGGTCAGGGCATAGCCGAGGCTCAGATGGTCGAGCGAAAGCGCCAGCTGGTCGGCCGGTAGACCAAAGTGGCGCAGCGTATCGCCCGCGCCGACCAGCACCGGCGTTGAGGTCATTGCGCCGGCGAGCATCCCGGCGGTCAGGCCGATATCCCAGCCGAAGAGTTTACCCAGCCCTAAGGCCAGCAGCATCGCGCTGCCAACCATCACCAGGGCGAGCATCAAATAGTTTTTCCCGTCGCGGAAAAAAATAGAAAAAAAGTTGGGGCCGGCTTCGACGCCGACGCAAAAAATAAACAACATAAAGCCCAGATTCAGCGCATCAGTGTTAATACTGAAATGCTGCTGGCCTAATAATAAGGAAACTACTAAAACGCCAATGGAATTACCAAGTTGTACTGACCCGAGACGCAGTTTCCCGAGACAGAGACCGAGTGCAAGGACAACGAATAATAACAGGATGTAATTCCCGTTTAACAAATCTGCGACGTTTATATTCAC